GACCTGAATCAAATTCAATCAGGACAAATCTTTGCTTTTTCCAATAAACGCTTTGACGAGGTAGGTTGGTTTTATTGTTCGGGCAGTTCCGACACCCTCGACCGTTACATTACTTATAATTATGAAAACGGTTCTTGGGCGATCGGCCAACTGGCACGCACGGCATGGGTAGACGAAGGTATTGTCAATTATCCGCGTGCAGCTGGCTTGGATACATACAATTACATTTATCGCCAGGAACAAGGTAATGATGCCGATGGCAGCGCCATGTCCAATGTGTATGTGGAATCGGGAGATTTTGATATAGGTGATGGCGAACAATTACAATTTATTAATCGCATTATTCCAGACGTGACTTTTACTGGCAGCGGTGGGTCCCAGCAAACCATTAACATGGTATTAAAAACACGCAATTGGCCAGCATCGAGTTTAACTACAGATTCCACCAACGCCGTTACTTCCAGTACCGATAAGGTGAATGTGCGCGCCCGCGCACGCCAAGGAGTATTGCGTATTGAGTCGGGAACGGGAACTGGTTTGGGCTGGCGCATAGGCGCTACGCGCATGCAAATTAGACCCAATGGTAGACGCTGATGACGCGGTTACTCCAAACCCAATTACCACAGGCTAATGGTGAAGTAGATCCCTCTACTTACAATCGCTTAGTACGAATCCTGGAATTAACCTTCAACACTTTCGACCCAAGCGCAACGCCACAGTACAATAATACCGAACGCATGCAAAATCAGTTTAATGCAGGCGATGTAATTTGGAACACCAGCGAGGATGTATTACAGGTATGGACTGGACAGGAATGGTTAAATATTTCCACTCCCACTACCAAAGGGGTGGGAGCCACAGGAGCTGTTTCAGCATTAACCGTCTCCGTCAATGGAGCTACCGCGGTGCCTCTGTTATGAACCGTATGGCTTTAATGGAAGAACTCACTTTGGATGAAGGTTGCGTTTATGAGATTTATAAAGATCATTTAGGCTATGCCACGTTTGGCATTGGCCATCTTATTACGGAGCGGGATCCAGAACACGGCGATCCCGTAGGGACACCTGTATCTGAGGCGCGCGTGCAGGAATGCTTTAACCAAGACATCGATATAGTAACGAACGAATTGGATGATAAAATGCAATGGTGGCGTGGGTTGGACGATGTACGCAAACGCGTGTTGGCTAATATGTGTTTTAATTTAGGTTATCCACGGTTGAGTGGATTTAAGCGTTTTCTAGCCGCCATGGGGGCTTCTCAATGGGAAACAGCGGCCGAGGAAATGATGGACTCGAAATGGGCTACGCAAGTAGGCGCTCGGGCCGATAGACTTAAACAAATGGTTCTTAGCGGAGAGGTAGAGCATGTATGAATATAGTTGCGAAGTTACAAGAGTGGTCGATGGCGATACTTGCGATTGCATTATCGACTGCGGTTTTAATTTTTTGCATAAGTGTCGTGTTCGTTTATATGGTATTGATACTCCCGAGTCACGCACTCGTAACAAAGATGAGAAGGTTAGAGGAAAAATGGCTGCATCTTTCTTAAAAGATGCTATAGAAAATGGGGAGAAAGTAGTAATACAAACTAAACTAAAAGATTCTAGAGGTAAATTCGGAAGGGTTTTAGGAGAAATAATCGTAGATGGCGTTAATATTAACCAATCTATGGTAGATAATTATTTAGCAGTAGCTTATTTTGGGCAAAGCAAAAATGATATTGAAAAAGAACACTTGGAAAATCGTCAGTTTTTAATCGATAAAGGGGTCTTCGATCCAAAATCCGTAGGAGGATAATATGTCTATATGGAAAACAGTATCTAATAGTAATTTTATAAAATTTTTAAAGTGGGCTGTGACAAAGCCTGCTCCTAAGAAAGAAGAAAAGAAGAAAGTTTCTAAGGATGAAAAATGGCGCAAGAATACGGTGTGGGAAAAACCCAAACGTGCGCGTACCGTTAAAGGTCGTTACAAGGGTGATGATAAATCAACACCTGATGTGAATGAAGCCTGGATGGGAGGAAAAGCACCTAAAAAGAAATAAAGGAAAGAATTATGAGTGACCAGGATAGATTTTCCGGAGACATGGATCGCAACGAGGTTGAAATAGATCTCAGTAAATTCATGGAATTGTTGCAAGAGCAGTCCAAATTAAAAGACAGGATAAGAGAATTGGAAGATGAGGGAACTAAGAACCCACACCAGAAATGGATTTTTTTAGCTCAAGCCGTGGATAGTTGGCGCATATTTCCCAGAGCTTTTTTAACCGTCTATATCTTTTTACTGTATTACACGGTGATGTGGTTTATGGACTTACCCGAACCTTCATTTGAACAGTCTGGTTTAATCTCCATTGTAGTGGGGGCAGGAGCTGCCTGGTTTGGACTCTACGCAGGAACATCAGGTGCAAGTAAATCATTTAAAGGTGAAGAGAA